AAGATTAAAAGTAAGATTTTCAGCCACGCCAGAACCAAAGCTGGACTAGGCTTCCCAATAAAAAGACCCCTTTCGGGGTCGCTTGCTATTCTTGCTTTATAGCTATTAAACGATAGGATCAAGGTCAAGACGGTATGCGCCATATCCAGTGATCGAGCACTCCCAGGAAACGATAGACGAAACGTCGTTGCTTTCTGTATAACCCATCAAGGTTCCGTAGCCATATACTGACTCAACAGAGCCGGTCGGGCCTACGCGCACCAGTTTGACACGCAAGCTGTCTCCCACTGTATTGGCTTCAGTCAATCTAAGCACTTGATAGCCAGTATCTTTAAAGTCAGCAACTCCTGCCATCGAAATAGTGAAGCTCTTAGTCGTAGCTACGGCCTGGTTGAAACCTTTTGTAGTGTCGTCATAGGTATAAACATCTTCAGAGCCAGTATCGGTCTCAAGAGATGCCGACGTCAACCCGGCCAGGCGAACGGGATCGTCAGTGCCGTCCATCGCGAAGACAGTGCCACCAACAGTGAAAACACCAGCAGCGTAACTTACAGCACCCGTAGCGAGTGAAGTGGAGTCAATAAACCCACCGGTTGGGCTGTCGGCTGAGGTAACGCCAGTAAATGCTACATCAACGGATGAAGACGCAAGGGGGACGATGAAAAAGTCGTACCCAAAGGCCGCAGAGAAATTTGCCATTTGAGAAACGGGCTGAACCCGCATGAAGGTATCTCGGACCTTCTCGGCCCGTTATATTATCTTTCCAATATTTTGATTATATAGAAAGAACAGGCATATTCGATTTGATAAATACTTTGATCTGAACAAGAGACCCCAAGCCGTCTGGAGTAGCTACTGTCTGCACGGCCTCAGAGCCTCCGAACCGCCTCAAGATATGATTGGCGGCTAATTGCATATCAGCGCCAGTGGAAGGCTTCCAGGCCACTAAGAAGACGCTCCACGTAGTCACAATATCAGTGGAGCCAGTCATGTAAGACTGAAGCCTGCTGTTTCCAGCGTCTTGAATAACACATTCCACGCCTTCAACATTACGAATAGACGGGATATCTTCACCAGCACTTACAACTGACAAGGCTGTGATCGGGCCACCACCATTTTTAAAATTATATGTACCTAAAAAACCAGTAAAAACATTATCAGCAGCTAAGACATCGTAAATGACCTGAGCTGTTGTAGGAAATTGCTGGGTCATAAGTCTTGGCGCGTCGTTTTTAGTATGCCGCTACGGTATTCTTACTATAGACAAACCACTGGAGGCCCTATGCAGCCTAAGTTCAAAGAGATTCCTCTCAGTGATGTTGTCCGAAATATAATCTGATGCATCGAGATTACGCTCCCGTTTACGAACGAATTTCAGATTATTTATTCAACATGTCTGCTTTAACGAGAAAAGAAGCCCGTCACCAATGGCGCGAGGCTATTAAAGAATGCTGGGACAACCGTTGTGCATACTGCGGTAAGCCTCCTATTGATGACGACAGCCTTACCATGGATCACGTCAAGCCTCGCAGCGCAGGTGGCGAAGACCGGACCAGTAATTGCATCCCAGCTTGCATGGAATGCAATCAAGCCAAGTCAAGCTTAGAATGGATGGCATGGTATCGTATGCAACCCTTTTACTCTATTGAAAGCGAGTGGAGGATAAGGCAATGGCTGTCTCGTGATTTAGCCAGGTTTAGCCATTACGACGAAAGCGATTCTCGCATAGTAGATGAATATGCTAACAAAATCATGGGCTGTTGGCCTACAGGTAAAGAATGACGTCCTCTTCTGCCACTACTTTAGTATGTATGGGAGGTACTCTTAGTGGGACAATGTTTCCCTTTCCGTCGCTAAAGTTTCTTGTTTGGTCACCAGCCGATTCCCTTGCGATTAGCAAGCCCTGGTAGCCAAGGTCAGTCTTGACTGGATGAAGCAGTAGAGCGTCTTCTGATACGAATCCAGGGATTCCTGGAACATAAGCAGGGTCAGCCATCGCTAATAGTTCTTTAAAACAGAACAAAGCCCAAGAAGGAAATGTTCCATTGTTAACCATACAAAGGGCTGCAGAGCCATAATGACTTGAGGGCTTATCCCCAGAAATTGCTGGCTTGAAAAAAGAAAAGTCTTCTAGCTTGTAGGGCTCCACTTTTTTCTTAACATCCCGCTGTTGATTGGCCAGTAGCGCTGTCTGCTGGGCTATTGGTAGCTCATATTGATATAGACTTTCTTGTTGCATCTTGACTCCAATCTTCACGGCATTTAGCACATAACCATAGGATAGGTCTCCATAACGCTCTACTGAGAATTCTGGATCACCAGGAAAGAGCCGCTTGAGCTGCCAGTAGAACGCCTCAAACGGAATAATTCGCTCTCCTGGACTTACTTTTCCGTCGAAGAGTTTTCTTCTTGAATTTTCTCAAAAGCTTCTACAGATTTAGCATCCTCTTCAGTAAAAAGCTCGTATAAAGCATCTACGACATCAGGATGAAGCCCCAGCGTATCTTCGATCGTCCAGTCCTGTGAGATACGAAAATAAAGAAGGCAGCTGGCTGCTACAATTTTACGTCGCTGCTCAAACGTAGACATCACAGTAACTATATCATCGATGTCTGCTTCATAACCAGCTAAGCAATCAGCGGCAAAATCACCAGCTCCAAGGGCGGAAATAACTTCTTGAGGTTGAGTGCCTTTCTCCTTTGCAATACGACCCGCAAGTCGATTTAGCCGACCAATAGTCTCATCAGATGCAGAAGCTTGCTGGATAAAGGTTTTTTCAGCAACAGTCAAGTACCCTTTGCGTTCAATTTCAAATTGGCCCGATTCTTCCGACCCAATAGTCTCAAGGATTGGTTTTCTGCGAGGAGCAACTACAAAAGGCAACTTTACTTTCTTTTTAGTCATTCGTCTAAGTATGATGAAGTATAGTACCTATCACCCTGTTAAATCTCGCTCCATGCGTCCCTAATGGCTCGCCCATAAATCTCTTTAAGTGGAAGCTTTTCCATGCCATAGGTGCCATAAAGAACAGCTTCTACCCAAGGTCTTGCTGGTACTAAAACTGAAGCCGCGTTTTTGTTCCCGTAAGGCTGTATGATTCCGCCAAAATGGACGAATTTAGCGTAAGGAGCTGTGTAATTGATTGAAAAAACTGTATTGCCTGGATATTGAGCGTATTTAACTTGTTTTGATGATTTCAACTGCCCCGTATCCACGATATTCCTAGGCGTGCTGACGGTGCTGCCATTTTTTCGCAAAGTAGTTCTATCCCATCCCCAGACACTGGCATCCATAGCCTTGTCAAGGCCTGTGTCAAGCTCTCTACCCACCATTCTCGCTCCCTCCCTCATGCCTTTAAGCAAAGCAAGGTCAGTTCTTGCTCGAAGTAATGGATTTTTCCAACTTACATTTACCTTAGGTGGAGAAAGAGAAAGAGTTGACTTGAAATTAAAATCAGACATTTAGTTTTGCACTTCCCCTCCTGTTATTTGAATCTGAACTCCACCAATCTCATTGTAAATAATTTCATCAATACCTTGGCCACCAAAAACTCCGCTGGATCGCTGGATCTTGGCGGCAGGCATTATGGGGTCTTGGCCGAAACGAAAAGAGCATTCAGTACCTGTAGATAACCATGTAAATTGTGTAGTGACCTCTGCCCAGGCTAATCCAGCCTCGCTAGATGTCTCCAAGTCCCAATCTCCAGGCACTTGTACATATTCAAGAGCATATCCACGATAATAGAACTGATCACCACTCGCTCCTGGCAACATCTCTCCATTTAGCTGCGATTCCAGTGCAATCTGCTTGCTTCCTGAAGAAACCCCATTGTATTGAGCCCTTTTAATAAAAAGCTTGACTAGATAGGCATTTGCCGTAGATGTTACCCATCTTCCATTCACTTGAGTCACTGTGCCCTCATCAGGAACCAGCAGTCTCCCGTTCTGATACGCCAACAATGGAGATGCCATGCGCCTTTACCTAAATCAAGCTAGGCTTCCAGCTCTAACAGAGCTTATTACCAACTCGGACTTTCGTCCTCGTTTGGTTTAAAAAATATAGATTCAAGAGACATTGCAAATAAGCATTTCTGCAGTCTTTGGAGTGTGATCTGTTCTTCTGGTGGCCTAGCTGGTGAGCCTGGCCATAGCCTTATAGCTTCATTTACTGAATAATAAAGTGCATTTAGCTCTTCATCATCAATAGTCAGATCAAATTCGGACATTATTTTCTACATTTAGAGCAAGATTCAATTTCACCTTGTAAATGCATGGCATAAGCCGCATTCATCTTAGTAAAACTGCTACATCCTGTACACCAAACGTCAACGACCTCCAACTTGTCAACCGCTCTCATAAGCGCCCCCATTGGTCCTTCATTCATTTCGGGATGAATGGCCATAAGACTTAAGAACGATTGAATACAGGATACCAGAGGGCCATCAAGATCGTACTAATGGGGTAGTCATCATATCATCACCCAAATAAGGGGCAAGACAAGTGCAAAAAGCAAAAATATTGCGTAATTCCATCCTTACACGCTGTTTTTCTGATTGAGGACCCGTTACACCATTGTTAGATACCTGCCATTTTAAAACATCAGCCTCAACTAAAGTCTTGCCTTCGGTATTTGAAAGATTCTGCGCACTTTGAGCTGTATCAGCCGCTTCCCAATCCACCAGTAACGCCAGAACATCCTCCTGAGCGTTGATAGATATCAATTGCAGGCTATTCATACAAGTAATCACACAATCCTGTGTGTATTCACTAAAAGGAACAGACAATGCCCTGACTACCCTATATTCATCCCCAGTTGACCAAAGCCCACTCGTGTCTAGAATAGTCATTCGGCACACTATGCAATCGGAACTAGGGTTCCAGCCGTATAATAAGACAGGCAATAGATCCTTGAACTCCGAAAACGTTTTGATCCTCTCCTTAGCACTCCTACTGGCTGTAAGATGCCGCCAAAAAGATGCTGTCCTTCAATTATTAGGACAAATCTACCACAGAATGGAAGAAGACCAAGCTAAAAATACAATGAATCGCTTGATATATTTACTTGAACCGCAAGAACGTGACTGGATGAAAAACTTAGCCTAAAACCTGTTTCGGAAAATTTGTAAAATTTTTTATAACACATCCGTAAATCTTTTAATCTCCTGCTGTTTTGATACACAGGCAAAATACAACCAGACGCTAATCAACTAATGCCAATCTTTGCTCCCGGACCCTACAAAAAACCACAAAGACGCAACCCACCACTAGTTGATGGCTCTAACCTTAATCACAATCAAACATTATCAACCCCCGCTGATCAAAATACTAACAATAATACCCCGAAAGTATCGTGAAAAATTCTGACGACTGCTTTATTGCTCTCATGTTATCTCACGCTAATAAAACCCTCAAGTTCCTTCGTGATATATCCCCAACCTATAGACCCTCCCCCTCACTACTCTCTGATAAAGAAGACTTTACTAACCAAATTATGCACCATCGTCAACATCAAAATGAATACTAGAATTTGTAAAAATTTTTGCGGGGGGTCTGCCTGACCCTGGCTGACTCTGAATCGGGGGTGGGGGTATAAATACCTACCCAGCCCAGGATGTAAAGAAATGTCAAAGGTTCAGCCAATAAAACTAGAAACCAAATCGATTCGATCGATGAGTTGCTATTGTTGATGAGGAACCACACCTAACCAACTAAACTCAAATGTCTCGCCGCTCTTGCTCTGTCCTTAATCTGCTATCACTAGCTGAGATAAAAGAAATTATTAAATTAAATATAAATAATGATTACGACATAGACGGCCAGAGCGATGATGACGTCATGGCGTTGGCTCACCAAATGATTGAAGATGATGAGGCCGACTGTTAAGAGATGTTAAAGGATACAGGCCACCATCACGGTCAGCCTGTAGATTGAGCAAGACCACCAAACAACGGATTATTCCAATGCTTCCACTGATCGAATCTCGCCATTCTTGGGCCACAAAAAACGCTCAATTCTGGGCCAAAGATGCTGCGTTCTGGACACGTTACGATCGCCGATCGAATGCCAGCAGAGGTCAACAGCGGCACGCTGACTATCTGCACGAGATCATGAATCACCGCTGAACCTGTAAAATTAATTCAACCAACCTAAAGGATTTAATCCAATGTCTTATCAGAACCAGCTCAACATCAAAGCGGTCTATGACCTGGCCACAATCAAGGAGAGAGAAGATGGCCGTCTATGGTACCCACAAGCCCTTCAGATCGCCCGTGGTCTAGCTGCTCGCTATCGTGTCTCTTTAGAATGCACAGCTGGCGTCCTAGCTGCCCTGAGCCCTAGGAACAAGTGGAACCGCAACTGCGTCGATGCCGAGGCTTTAATCAGTACCTTCAAGGCTGACCCTGAATCTGCCGCCGATCTCAAGGTCTGCACGTTTGGCGCCAATAAAGCGAAAGCGTTGAGAATCTTAACAGAAAACCCAATCAAATCTGAGAGAGTCCTGGAAATCTTGAGCGGTCCAAAGCTTAAGGAATTCTACAGCTGCATCATGGGCATGCCTGATATCTGCATCGATGGGCACGCTTTCTCTCTGTGGGATGGCGGACGGATCACCCTGGCCAAGATCCCATCGATAGGCGTCAAACTCCGGCGTCAGATCAAAGCAGATTATGAATC